AAAACAGGAACTAAGTTTATTTCCCTATCAGTTGATACCTATGTCAAGAAAGACGAAGCCAAGCCAGTTATCAACGATAAGGACGAGTGGGAAATCTAATGGAAACCAGTCAATTTGAAGCTAAAAAAATAGCCTTGAAGCAGACAAAGGATGGTCATGTGTTGAATCTGGCTATCCATCCAGACGAGATCCCCGATGAGATCCTTCGGGACTTTGTGGGTGCTAGGTATATGGTGGTGATGGTTCGCCTAGCGGATACCGAAGTTCCCATGGTTCGGTCTGAGGAATACGCTGGTGCTAGGCTAGTCAAACAGGCTGGAATGATATGCCGGGATCAGAAGTTTTGGGATTTCTTACACGACCAAGGATATATTTTTGATCGTAAAGAAACAGTGGCGGTAGATTGGCTATGTAGTTACCTCAATGTTGCGTCCAGAGCTGAACTCAAGACAAATGAAAAGGCGCAATATCTTTTTGAACAAATAAATGCAGAGTATAAAAAATGGAAAAACTAGTCCCCTATTCACTTTACCTCCCAGAGGCACACATTAAAAAGCTGAAGTCTATGGCGAAGAACCGTAAAGCATCTAGTTTTATTCGAGATGCTTTGATTATGGCGTTGGATAAGACCGATGAGTATTCCAGTGGCTATAACAAGGGTCTCAAGGATGCCTGTGGAATTATCAAAGACAATCCCGAGGCTGGCTTGATTGCCGTCCGTGGAAAATCTTTAAATGACATTCTTGTTAAACAGATTGAAATATTGAGGCACGAACCAAAATGCCAAAAATGAATCAAGAAACCGTATTGGATTTAGTACGTGAGATAGAAAAATTAATGATTGAGGAGCAGGCTGAATATGTCAATGCTTTTGCGGCTTCCTTGTATGTTGCCTGCGTTTCGGCTAACAATCTAGGAATGGCTAAAGAAACATTTTTGGCTAACTGTGAAACATTATTTGATAGCGATAAAAAAGAACAGATGAAGGAACTTCAATGAACGACCAAGACAGAAGAGATTGTTTTGCCTTTATGTTAACCGTTGGGTTTGCCATGAAAGGTGAAATAAATCCCAAAGCAATATGGGAGATGGCAGATATGCTTGTCGAAGCCCGTAATGCACCCCCAGAGGAGGGGATTGTTGCGATTAAAAGGAAAACTAAGAAATGAAAGAACCAATTCCATTCGCTGGATATGTTGAGATTGACGAAGACACAAAGAAGTATTGCTCGTCTTGCATGAACTATAAGTCTTTTGAAAATGGCAAGATTGTCCAGACCGCCAATAAAAATATTAAACGTTTTAAATGTTTTGATTGTTTGGCAAAAGCCAGTGTTCGTAGATACGCTAAGGAGAACGCATGAATCCTACACACATTAGTAAGTCGATGGATGGCATGATGGCCAAGTCCCACAATTGTTTTCCTATCGGGCCAAAGGCGTCTTCCAAACAAGCATGGCTAGAAGATAAAGACTTGTACCTTGGGGATGTAAGTGGCATGGAACGGATACTAACACCAGTCATTCTTGATACCGATATGCATCAAAAAATATATCTCATGGATGCCATTACTGGGACTCTTTATAAAATTCAAGGCGGTAAGTGCATGAGTTCTGATCAACTGCATCTAAAACGATTTAAACAAGACAATAACCTAGCCAACAGACTTATGAAGGTAAAGGGTGATCAATTAAGTGGGGATATATTATGAGAGAGCCAACACAAAGATTCTGGGATGCCATGATTATTAAGTCGTGGCAAAACTTTGATAGTTGCTACAAGCTCAACATATGGGCAAGGGAAGAGTTTGGTAAGTATCCTCAACATTTAGAATTAAAACGTACACAAAACTGTTTTGGTAGCGGGACTCAAGGGGTGCGTGTTTGGGTGGCTCAATATATGCCAGCTTTAAGTGAGCAGTTATTTGCACTACCCAAGGAAAGACACATAGAGTTATTGGATTGGCTTGCAAAGAGCAAGGTTGATTCTTTGTCTTCCAAAGGTTCAAAAGTCAGCAAGTATTACCATGCAGCCAGAAGTGCAATGAAAGCCGCAGAAAGAAGAGCAACACAAAAAACTTGGTCAGATAATTTAGAGAAAACTCTTAATCGTAATAATCGATGGACAACAGTTAAATGATGGTCACAATGCTTAATATGTTTGCTTTGTTCGTAGCCACCTGTGCTGTGCTTATCTTTGCCGTGGTCTTTGCCTTCTTCCTGTTCATTATGTATGCCTGTATACACATTGGGTGGAGAGAGATTAAAGGAATATCGATGTCTGAGTTATGGGAGAGGATTCAGAAATGACATTCTTAGTTGCTAACATACCACCAGTCAAATGCTTTGTGCGTAGAGAGTTTCTTTACAACCACGAGTCAGGGCATGGAGAACTAGAGCCATGCGTATGGATGACTGCCAAGGCGATCAAGGGTCAAGCGTTTCGCATAGAGTCGATGCTAACTAACTATGGGGCGTTGTACGACAAGCTACCAATCCATGCCTATGTATGGAAAGAAGTAGCCGAGCCGTTGCCGTTAGATCATTTACAGATATGGGATTGCCTATCATATGACATGGCGGTGATTGAGAAGTCAAACCTACGTGGGCTAAAGGTCAAGTTCTTTGGTAAAGACAAACAGTTTCACTTTGGCAACTACCTGTTTACCATTGACTTTGCCTCGCCCGAATCTAACAGACTAGATACTAGCTTTTCAGAGGGTGTTGAGGAGCATAAGTCGTATAACTTTATACGCCTAGATAACGGGCAGTTTGCCTGCCAGCCCAACAATCGTTGCTTATGGTATGACGTATCGCTTGTGCCTGCTGTCTTAAAGACCCCTGACTTCAAGATACCCACCGAGGTATATAGCGTTGAGAACCACGCTAAGTGGAGTGCTAAGGATGAATGGTTTTATAACTTTGAAAATATAGAAGAAAAACAGGGGATTCAATGATTCATTATCATGGGTTGCCTATTACACCAGCAACAGTTGCAAACTATGCGGTGCAAGCTGGTCATGCATTTGTGTCTTTTGCTCACCCTGACCAAATTGGAACAGCCATTGAAGTATGCCAATCATTTGCTTTAGACAATGGTGCGTTTAGTGCTTGGAAGTCAGGCAAGCCCATTAAAGATTGGACTGAGTTCTACGATTGGGCATTAAACCTTAAAAAAGTACCATCGTGTGATTTTGCTTGTATTCCAGATGTAATTGATGGAACAGAAGCTGACAATAATGCTTTGCTAAAAGATTGCCCATTACCACATTGGTTTGGTTCTCCTGTATGGCATTTGCATGAATCTTTAGAAAGATTAGAGCAGTTGGCTAATACCTATGTTCGGGTCTGCTTGGGTAGTTCAGGCGAATATGCCACAGTTGGCACTAACGCTTGGTGGTCAAGAATGGGTGCTGCTATGCGAGTTATTTGCGATGATATGGGAAGACCTATATGTAAACTACATGGGCTTAGAATGTTAGACCCCGCAGTATTTACTAAGTTTCCATTTAGCTCTACAGACAGCACAAACATTGGCAGAAATGTAGGCATAGATAAACATTGGAAGAATGGTAATTATCCACCTCCCACTAAAGAAGCTAGGGCGCAAGTAATGAGATCTAGAATTGAATCTCATAATGCCCCGCCAGTATGGAACTTTATGCAAGTAGAACAGGATGGTTTATTTTGAAATTAACTCAAACTTTTTTCTTTGATGCTGCACACACTTTAAACAGAGCAGTTAATGTTTATGACCATATCAAGTCTAAAAACATACATGGACATACCTACCACGCTAGTATTTCGATAGAGGGTGAACCAAACAAAAATGGCATGGTTAAGGATTTTAAGGATATAAAACAAGCTGTAGATGCTATTCGCTACGCTTTAGACCATGAACTACTAGACAATGTCCCTGAACTTGGTATTCCAACCTTAGAAAACCTTTGCTTGTTTATTGCAAAAAAACTTAAAAGTATTAATGTTTGCGAAGTAACTGTAGAACGAAAAGCTTTAGGTGATAAATGTACTTATACATTAGAAAAGGAAGAAAAATGACTAATTGGACTACCAAAGATCGTTATAATACATCACCCCCACACATTGTTGATAGCGGAGCAAGCCCGAAAACCTTGTCGGATTTTATTGCCCAAGAGCAACGTTTAGAAATGCTAAGAGACCATATCCACAAACTCTATGAAGAAATTCATAGGTTAAGGGACGAGAACGCTAGACTTAAAAGAGAAATAGAGAATTGGATGGACGGAAGATGCTAGAACTTATGCAAACTTTGTTAGCCGTATTTGGAGTTGGCATCGCTCTGGCTTTGGTTTTATTTTTATTGGTGTATTTAATGATGAAGTTTTTTCATCTCAAATGAAATGTACCGTAACCAAAAACTTTTAGAGATAGTTCGTAATTCTCCATGCCAGAATTGTGGTTCTCAGAACGGCACAGTCTGCGCGGCTCACTCTAATCAGCTCCGTGACGGCAAGGGTAGATCCCTCAAGGCTCACGATTTTCGGGTAGCGGCTTTGTGTTTTCGTTGTCATTCCAATCTGGATCAGGGATACCAGATGGATAAGGAAGAACGCAGGGAATTATGGGAAGAAGCCCACCGCAAGACGATTGCCTGGCTATTTGAGAACGATCACTTAGTCGTCAAGTAACTACTTAGACTTACGGATGTCTTCCATCTGTTTGGCAATGTCCGACATTAGGATCTTGATACGGTTCATCTCAGCCCGTTTGTCATCGGTATTAATGTCTTTACTATTCTCAATAATACGGCTTTGTTTGCGTAACTCAGCCAACTGTTTGGTAGCTTTGTCATAGACTTTGGACAGGGCAATCTTGTCACCCTTCTCTTCCATAATCTTGGTGACTTTCTCCATATCTCCCAGCTCGGCATAGTGACGCATATCCGCCAAAGCAGACTGTAGCCTGGCGTTATTCTCATAAAACTGAGTCATATACTTAGATTGGGTCTCTGGCTCGGTTTTAATAAATCCCATAGCCAAGGTATCAATCACAGGCTTACGAACCCGTGTACCCTCTCTAAATGGCTCTACGGCTAGATCTGCGGTGGACGCTGCGGTAGCACCCATCCATCCTAAATAGGACTTGATAAAGTAATCCATCTGGACTGGAGAAATACCCTGTGCGTCTGGGTTAAATGTCAAAACTTTTGCGGCTCCTTCGGATACACCGCCCAGTGTTTGAGCTATAACACTAGTCCTATTGGTCATACGCTCTTGCTTAGACAGTCTTTCCATACCAGCAGATTCAATCGGCGCCCCTGTGAAGCTGTCCTTATTTGCATAGATGTCAATCAAAGGCTTAATCATCTGTGGCATTGGGTTTAAAGAGAAGGTGTCCATGAGGATGTGATTTAAGCGTTCTGCAAAGACCTTACCTTCTACGCCCTCGTCAGCCAACTGTTCGTAGGTTCTCTCGGCAATCGTCCCCAAAGCACCAATCTCAAATGGCTTAGGAATACGGAATGCCACATCACCAATCTTGAACCACCAGAAGTTATCCCGATCCCAACCTTCCCGTCTTTGGAAGTCTTCATCGTCCTTGTAGATTCCATAGAGGAGAACCGATGCCAGCATGATGGCACTGGACATGGTCATAAAGCGTTGGGCTTTTTGCTTATCAGACAGGCTTGTTTCTTTGCCAGTCGTGGCGTTATAGATTAAACGATAGGTTGGTGTGATACCGTCTCTTCCAAGTTTATAAAGACCTTGTAAACGGGCGTTAAAGAAGGGAACTAACGAAGCAATGACTTTGACAGTACGGAACTGCCCTTGCATCGAGAAGTCCATTAAGTCTCTGGCTGCAAAGGATGCTTCAAGATGGGACTTACCGCTGTCCCGTAATTTTCTATATAGAGCTAGACGGTTGGCGTTCTCAAACTTATTACCTAATTCGTTATAGTTATTTAATAAGTCTTGGAACATCCCTTTAATTTTTTCAGGGCTATCAAGAATGGTTGTTTCTTTAATGCCCTTGTCGATTAATCGCTTAATCATCTTAGCCTGGTCGCCTTCGTGAGCTGTACCCATCTCAAAGATACCGCCACCAGCCAACGCTGCCATAAAAGTTGGATCGCCCTTTTTAGACATCCGTAAGCCGTTATATACGTTCTCAATCATATTCGGGCCTAACTCTGATACTGCGGCAGAGGACATCGAATCACGGATTAAGTTGCGGATCTTATAGGCTGGGGATAGGGTGACACCATACCGTAAGGCATTTGTAAACCCTTTGGCAATATCCAAGAACGCACTCTTAGGACCTAGATAGGAAATTGTAGAGATAGCGTCTACTAGATCTGGATCGGATAAGGCGTAGTGAACGGTCTTACCATTCTCCATAAACTTAATAGTATTGGGAGGGTACTTGCCATCCATAGGCTTAACCTTCTCCGCGGCTCCCATAGATTCCGCATCGTTAATGGTTTGATTGGTTGCCTGATTTTTCATCGAAGCAGACAGGATGTGAGACCAATTCAAAAGCACATTCTCCATGAGGTCGTTGACCTTCTTCTCCCCGCCTTTTAAAGCCTTGGAGAAGTACTGGCCTGTTAATTTAGAGGATGCGTTAACGGCATCTACACTACCGTCTTCCATTTGTTTATAGAATGGGATGTAGTAAATGTCGTTAGAGAAAACCTGATAGGCAGCGTTATCAATTAAACCTGTCTCTCTTGCAATATCCAAGACCGACTTGTTTAATTGATTTTCTTCCTGTAAGGCTTTGTCATAGAGTTCTTTACGGGATTTACCATTTAACTTGCCTTGGGATAATTTATCCCGCAACTGAATGGTAGCGTCATCAAATGACCGTTTATCAGGAGGCATCCGTGCATCACGATTCAGAGCTTTCCACATTTGATATTGGTCTACCTCAGTGCCTAATGGCTCTAGGATTGCCAGCAAGCCTTTTGTATTGGGACGAATATCTAACGCTCCGTCCTTCAAGTAAACCTGACCATGCTCTAAAAGTCCCTGTAAACCGCCATCGATGGACTTCGATAAACGAGCCATCATATAGCCTTCGGTTGAGTACTTTTTGATTGCTCGGAACTCGTCAAAGACACCCGTAATAAACCGCTCAAAGAAGTTATCTTTTAGATTCTCAAACTTCTGTCCTACGGTAGCCTCTTCTTGAACAAACTGTTTACGCAGTAAGTTCTTTTCATCTTCAGTCAGCCCTTCAAAGGTACCCTTCATTTCTTTTTGAAATAAAGTTCC